CTCCGTTCCCCCTGGCGCGTCGGCCTTAACGCCATGGCAAGATGGCCCCAAATTCAGCGACAACAGTGCTGCTGAGGCACTAGGCACGGTCGCCCCCTGTCGGCCGGGGATTTCCTGGTTGTCTGGATGGACTAAGTTCACCGGCAAAAGGATGGCCAACGAAGAGGTTGCTAAAGCAACCGCAGCCTATTCAGGTGTAGATACATGGGGAGCGGACCCTGTGGAGGTTCAACCAGTGCTGCCTTTTGGTGAGTACGTGTTGAATCGCGTGTTCGGGGTGGGGCTAAAGCGCCACCGCGTCATGCACCGTGCTGCAGTCCGATTTCATAGGTCCGTTGTGGTCGTAAAGGCCATGGTGGAAGCTGTGAAATGCGCCGAGAAGGCGCCACTCACCAGTAGCGATAACGACAGAGCTGCACTCAAGTCCTTAGTGAAGAAGGAAGTTATGGAAGCAATTGAAAATGGAGGCTACGAGGTTTTCCACAACGGGGAACAGCGCTTCATTGAGATCCACCGTCGCCAGGCGTGTTTTTACATGACGGCGGTGTGTGCTGCCTACTACCTCAAGGACGAGAGCGACGAGTTCTGGCGCCGACTGGCGGGTGAAGGCCAAGCACGGGCCATGTAGGGGTGCCTCGTGCGCGTTGAAGCGAAAACAACTCGGAGTCCCAAATACCATGGGGACGTCGAGTTGAGGGGAATTTCGCTAGTACGCCATGAGGGTGCTCCGCCTAGCCGTATGCGATATGTGATTGTTGCGCCCCACATGTCGAGTAGGCAGGAGTTCGGGTCGCAAACAAATAGTCTACCAAACCTGCTTCGTGCGTTGAATGAGCGTGTATTCAATGTCGAAGATGGCCCAGGTTTGAAACCAACCCCACAACCGTTAAAAGGTAAGTGGCAGACATTGTCAGGAGTGTCTCGGAGCATTGCAGCAAGTGTGCGCAAGTCGGCCATGGTTGAACCACTCACGGAACGCGAGTTCCTTGAGCAGAGTCCCGCTAACAAGCGCGCGCTGTATGCAGCTGCAGCAGAAGAGTACAACAGACGAGGTTGGAGTGCGAGGGATAGTAAAATAAAGGCTTTCGTGAAGAATGAAAAGATTAACTTCACGAAAAAGGATGACCCATGTCCCAGGGTCATTCAGCCCCGCACACCTGTTTATAACTATGCCCTGGGCCGGTATACGCGGCGAGTTGAGAAGGAATTGTATTCAGCTCTAGCCGCCCTATGGGATTGCGATGAGGGGGACATGGTCGTGATGAAGGGGGTGGATTTTAAGGATTGTGCGGCACAGCTTAGACGCAAGTGGTGTACCTTCACTAGTCCTGTGGCCGTTGGTTTGGATGCTTCAAGATTTGATCAACATATTAGCTTCGATGCCCTTAAATGGGAGCACAGCGTTTATAATAGTATTTTTCGCTGTTCGGAACTGAGAAAGTTGTTAAATGTACAACTCAAGAACAAAGGGTTTGCATTTCTTGATGGCTACAAGCTAACGTACGAGTCTGTGGGAACTAGAGCTAGTGGGGATATGAATACATCATTGGGTAACTGTTTGATTATGTGCGTTCTTGTTAGGAGGTTTTGCGAGGAGGTGGGGCTCAACGCTGAACTCGCTAACAATGGGGATGATTGCATGCTATTTATGGAGCGCAGTCAGTTACACCGGCTTAACGGCCTGAAGGAGTGGTTCATGGATTTTGGAATCAACATGAAAACCGAACCACCCGCTTACCTGTTTGAGCAAGTAGAATTCTGCCAAACACGGCCCGTTTGCTTGGACCCTGTGTTAGATGAGTGGATAATGTGTAGGGACCCCACTACCGCCCTGGCCAAGGACTGTTTGTGCTTGTCTGGTGTCACTGAAAAGGACTACAGACAATGGTGCTACCAGGTCGGGGTCGGGGGGGAGGCGCTGCATGGCATGATGCCAATATTCAATGAGCTATACTCATTGTTGCAGCGGGAGGGTGTCAAATCCAATGTGGGCAGGGCGCTGCACATCTCGGATAGTGGATTCGTTCGTGCTATGCATGGTTCGAGGTACACTGCCAAGTATGTGAGGGACGTTCCCGGCCATGTTAGACTGTCATTCTTCCACGCCTTCGGTATCCCACCGAGCATGCAAGAGCGGATAGAATCAGAATACAGGAGATGCACATTCAAAGGAATTCAGCCATGTTTAATAAACACGGCCGAAGCTTTTGGAACCACCACCTAATCCCATTGGGAATATAGTTTTTACAAGCATTCAACAAACAAACATTAGGTAATGCCTAAGGTTAAGCGCGTGGCGAAAGGAGTGAAGGTGCAGCCTTACACCCCAAGCCGAGCAAAGGGATCGATTGAGAGTAGGGAGCAATCGCTGGTGGATAAGATGAGCAACCTTATGAAACGGTTGCCTAAAGGGACGTTCGCTGCAGGAGGCGGATTGGTGGGTGGAACATTGGGTGGGCCAATGGGCAGGGCTGTCGGCACTGCACTTGGTTCCGGGTTGTCAGCCATTACCGGTTTTGGTGACTATGAAGTTAGTTCAAACAGCATAGTCAGACAGGCAATGGTGCACGATCTGGAGAGAAGCCCGGTAGACGACCTGCCACAGTTTGTGAGGAAGGATCACACCGTTAATGTGAAGCACAGGGAGTACTTGGGTGACCTGGTGGTGCCCGCAGTACCAACTGACTTCACTAATACGGCATATACCATCCAGCCAAGCAACGCAACACTGTTTCCGTGGCTTGCTCGTATTGCAAAGCAATACCAGCAATACCGCATTAGGGGGATGGTTGTCGAGTACAAGTCAAACACGACCGACTACGCTGCCGCAGGGCCATTAGGCAGCGTGGGAATTGCTACAAACTACAACGTCGCGGATGCCAAGTTTAGTAGTTTGGTTGAGTTCCAAAATTCGGAATTCGCGGTGGTTAC